CATCACAGACTACTAAGAAGTCATATAGACCTCTATCTGTAACAAGACCACCACAGAAACGTTCTACTGCATCTCTCATGTTATCACGTGTAATTTTATCATTCTGTTCGAATAAGAAACCACGTGAAAGTTGGTCAAGATTGTGTCTCATGTAGTTCGTTAGACGTGCTACATTGACTCTATCTAATGCACTTGCAAATGCTTGTGAAGTCTTCTGCCCGTATACCACTAGACCTTGATTTGGGAAGTCTGCGATTGGGTTCATACGATTTGTATAAAGAACGTCACGTTGACCTTCACTTAGTCTTGTTCTTACAAACTCATTTTCAGAGTTTACATAACCAACTTGTGATGCGTTTGAAACTACACCACGTGTCAAACCTGCTGGTGCGAACCATGGGAATGATACTTGGTCAGAAAAAGCAATAGTTCTTAAAGCAATTGCTGATGAAGGGATAACAACATCGTTACCACTTAAGTCTGTTGACAGACCATGTGGATAGTAAACTGCCGCATATGTTTCTGCTGGCATATTTGAATCTGCCCATGCTTTCATTTCTGTTGAAGTTGACTTCAAGTTCATTGGACAATCACCTACGATGAATGCGATTTCTTTCTTATCTTTGTTAAGAGTAATCATTTCATCCATTAGTTCTGGGTAGCCAGGAGATGCAATCAAGTTAAAGTAAGTTGATTCTGCACGAATACCATCGTTTGATGAAATTGCTGATTGCATCGCTTCTACAACCATGTGACGCTGTGCGTCTGTGCCGAACTTACCTGAACCGTCTGTGTTTACACCTGAAACCCATACCCACTTACCGTCTGTGTATTGCTTGACGTTATAAGTTGAGTAGTCCATATTAATCATTAACATACCGTCTGGTGATGTTTCTGCATTTGGAACTTGTGCATGTACTGTACGACTGTTAGCGGCGCCGTTTGCATCATAAGGAGCATCATTTGAATAGTTACCAAATAATAAACCGTTAGTTGATGATTGGTCTGCCGTATCTAACTTGACCCATGCTGAACCTGACCAACGATATACAGTTGGATAAGGAAGAGCATCACCGTCAACCCAGATATCACCTGCTACTAGAGATGATGTGCCGTCTTTACGTTTTGTTGGAGCACCTGAACGTAATTGTAATTCAGTTGCTAGAAGACCTTCTGTGTCTTCTGACCATGCGTGTTTTGCCCAGTCTTGTGCCGCGCCGTTCCATGTATTCTTTAAGATTTCAACTTTCAAATCAGAGTTGAACCATAGAGTTCCTTCTGCGATTGTGCCAGTAATTTGTGTTGATTTTGCTTCATATACTAATGCTTCCCAAACTGATGCACTTTGTGATGCATCTACGAAGCCCATTGCTGTTTGACCAACAGAGAACTCAATGTTTAGTTCTTTGCCGTCAGTTTTAGTGAAACGGATTTTATTAGTGCCAACTTTTTCAATTTGGACATTTGCTGTGTTCAGCCCTGCATCACTTTGTAATGTTGTTAAAACTTGGTCAATAGACTGACTAGAAAAGTTAAACGCAGTACCTTCTACAGTAAATGTTGATGTAATTGATGCTGTATCAGGAATAGTTCCTGTTGTTATCATAGATGATGTTGCACCTGAGTGGCGTCTTAATTCAAAGAAACCAAGTGTGGCGTCATATCTTGTATATATATCGCCTACTGAGATTAATGTTGAACCAGCGGCATCGTCAGCCGCATATGTTGGAGCCTGAACTGATGTGAATAGACCAGATGTTGAATTGTAAACATTCATGTCAATATCAATTCCGCCACCTTGCTCTGTTAAACGAGCATATGTGTCGCCTGCTACTAAGGCACCGCCACCTTTTTGTGTTGTTGGTGCAAATGCAGAGAATTGAAAATCGCCTGCGCCTACGTTACCTAGTAGAACCCATGCACTTGCTACTTTCTGATAGTAACCAACTTTTGAAGTTGATGCTACTACGGCGTAGTCTCCTGCTGAACCGTATATGTTTGATGGTGCCGCGAAACCTGAACCGTCTAATGACTCTACGTTTCCTGTTCCTGGTGCGTCTGTCAATACTGATACGTTTGCGTCAACCCATGCTGAACCATCCCATTTGAATAGTCCCCATTTAGATTTTGACGTGTTGTGCCAATATGAGCCGTTTGTGATTACACCTGCAGGTTCTGTCGTAGTTGCTTCTAATTCTGCTAGGTCGATATCTGCACGAATAACGTAAGCGTTGTTTGAAACACCTAGATATTGATATGCAGCCAATAGACCATATTCGCTTGTCTCTGCGCCTTGCACAACTGAACCGCCGACTTCGTAGAACTTAGGTTCTCCGAAAGTTTCGACTAATTCTCTTTGTGAAGATACTAGATAAGCCACACCAGCGTTTGCTGGAACTGTGCCAGAAGCAATAGATGAACCAGAAGTGTCTGCTTTGTTACTTGCCGTAGCAATAACTAATAATGGAAGTGTACCTTGTGTTGCGGCCACATATTGTGACTCATCTACAACTGTTACTGATACACCTGGTGATACTAATGTAGGCATTCTGTTCTCCTTGTTTAAAATATGAATTGCTAACAATATTTATCATATTTTACGGAAAAACAGGTGTTTGGAAGTTAACTACATAGATAACGTCTTTGAAACTTGGATATATAGTGACTGTAGGTCACTATCGTTATAGATAATGTGACTAAAAGTATTATTAGTTCCTATCCATCTCCATTCACTCTGATGTACATTAGGATAGTTACTTTCCATCAAGTCTGAATCTGTTGTATTATCTAAGATTGCAGTCCCCCACCATTCAGGCAAATCGCCACGTCTGACATTCCAGACTTCACCATCTAAATCTTTAATGATGCTTATCTCGTTTGCAAATCGTACATCAGGAACGATGTACTTATTTTCAGGATTGTTAATTATTTCTTGTTTGACTAGACTAACCCAAATGCCGTCATAGAAGCCATTACGCATACAATCAGTGCCGAACTCTTGTAGAACTAATCTGGGAGTAATCTCACGGCCTGTTTCTTTAGTCCAAAACATATCAACTTGTTCACGCCATTTTCTACTCTCTACAGTATCACCTTCCAACATAGCACGGTCCCAACCGAATACAGTTGCAACACCGTCTTTGAGTTTGTCTGCGAAGGAAAGTTTTATGAAGTTGTGTTTTTCTACTAAAATATCGGCAACTGTGCCTTTACCAGAACTAATGAGTCCACATATGCCAATAATCATCTGAGATTTCCTTATCATAACTTAACTAAAAGAAGTATAGCATAGTTATGTAAGTGTGTCAAGTATTAACCGATAATAAATCCTAATGGTGCTGAGCCATCTAAGTACAATTTTAATTCGTTCTCAAGTTTTTCAATACCTGCATCTGCTTCTTGTTTCATTACATCGCCATTAAGTGAAACACCACCCTGTGCGCCGGGTAATGTAGAGAATTTAGAACGTGCTTCACCAATCATTTTCTTACAATACGCTAATGCATAATCACGTAACCAATTCTTAAGATAATTGTCTTGTAAAAGAACATCATCAGGTCTTTCTAAATGAACATGTAGAAGTACAGTTTCTTTTGCTCTTAACTTTCTAAGAAGTTTAAGTTTATGTGTACTAGGATTCCATATGAAGTTAATTTCAGTTGCGGCAATTTTATTCAATGTTTCTCTATATCCAGCAAATAGTTCATAAGTCGCAATACCACCTAGATGATTATTCATAAAGAAGTACGAGTTAGCATATGCTAATTCAAATGGGTCCATATCTACACCAGCAGATATACCATGCCCAAATGCACGATTCCAAATCTTCTTTACTTCGATAATTTCTTCTGGTAAAGAATATTCATCTTGTTCTTCTTGTAGTTCGATTGTATAGAAATCTTCTTCTACTGCATTTTCTGAACGTTGTCTGATTTTAGATAAAGCAATATCAATAGCCAGGTCATAGTGTTCTGGGTCTAATTCGATATCAATCATGCCATCACCTAGTAATAGTCTAACTTGGTTGATTACATCATTTTTTATTTTATTGCGATTTTTTGCCATTGAAAGTCTCCATTATATTGTATTTATCATAAAAACAAATTATGGATATGGTAAACCCCTCATTGAGGGGTTTACTTATTTAAATATAATAATTTATATTATGATATATCAAATCCACGTTCTTCTGCAATATCGTCAAACATTTGTAAAAATCTGCCTTCGTATGAAATCGGTGCAATTGTTGTTTCATCATCTGCCTTATAAGGTGCTTCATCAACGCTCAATTCAAAGTTTGCATGAACTTCATGTGAAAATTCTACGCCATATGTATCAGTTAACCATGTTCTATATTCTTTTACCATAGTCATGTATTGTTCAAAATGTCTCTCATTCAAAAACCTAATACGAACTGCGGCTTTGTTGCCTTGCCACGGATATTGTCTTACTTCATCATAAACAAATGATTCTATTGCTTTTGCATATTTCGAATCTGTTGCAACGATGTATTCCCATAGATGCTTACGTGCAATTTCCCAACCATCTACGCCAGGGTATGCGTCAACAATTTCTTGCGGAAATGTAACTTCTAAAAAATAGAATGTTTGTTTTGCCATTATAATGTCTCCTAAGTTAAAGATGAACCGTCGTTCATCAACAATAGTATTTATCAGAAAACCTTAATTATTAAACTATTATCATTAAAACGGCCGTTCATTTTAGTCTCTACAGAATTGATTGCTCCGAATTCTTTCTGCAATGAACGTTTAGTTATCTTCTTAAACGTAGAAAGTTGTTCTGCTGGTTTACGTAAAGTTTTTTGCACACTATTCTTTTCATCAAAGCCTTGAATAGTTGTACCTTTAACACTCAGCCCAGAACCTTCCCTACCTAATCCTTTAGGGTCAATGTTACTAGCATAGTAAATACCTAGTTTTCTGTTCTTTGCATTATACACAAGAACTGCTTGTGCGCCTACAATATCTACCGGGTTCATACTAACCGTCTTAGTATCTACATGTTGCTTCATATACTTAAACTTTGCAACTTGTTTTTCTGCACTAACTGGTTTCTTCTTACGTGGTGTTCTTGTTGCTTTTGCTTTAGCAATAATCATATCACATGCTTCAACAATAGATAGATACATCTTATACATTACCTTAATCTCAGGCTTAGTCAGATAAGAATAACCTTCCTTAAGTTGTTCATAGAAATCTTTTTGTCGTTCATTCATCCTCTTGGGAGGATTCAGTAATTCATCTAGTTCGTCTACTACCGGCTTATACTGATTAAGAATAATCTTTGCATGATTTGCCTTTGCCTGCTCTCTTATTAGTAGTTTATACGGGTCAAACTCTTTCAACATTTTTGTAGTGTTATCAAAACTGTCAATAAATTCTTCGATATCATCTGTCATTGACAGTGCCTTATCACGTAACAACTGCTGAATAGATGGTCTATATTTTTTTACTGAATTTTCTTCTTGTTCTTCTCTTTCTTCTAAAATTTTTGAGCCTATTTCAACAATCTTATTGATATCTTCTTTAACTATATCAGTTGCATCACGCACATATGTTGCGCACACCCCAGCCAATGTATCTAAGTATGCCGGCACACCTTCGTTATTTTCAGGCATACCATTCATCAATGCTCTGGCATAACTTGCTATCGTACTTTTTGTACGCCAGTCTTCTGCCGCTTTATAGAACTTTATCTGTTCTTTAGTGTAACCATTCGCTTTCATAAAATCAACTATCCACACAACAAAGTCTTTATTCTTATAGTAGTATGAATAAAATGTAGTTGTGCGGTTACGTTCTCTATAATACTTTTCGCCTGACCACGTATCTGCATCTGTCCATATAGGTTCAGGACCAGTATATGATTCATCTACATATTTTGAGCCACGTTGTGATTTTTTTCTCTTAGCAAGTTTAATCGCCATTGGTTTTTGTCTCCTATTTTAAAAGTATATAGTCGTTACTGTTTATATTTAACTACAAAAGCACCAATTTGTCAAGTTTTTTTTCTATCCGTGTTTTTATCAAGCAAATTCGCTTTCTCAATAACGTCTGTAGAAAGAGCATTTATTAACAATGCACTACGAAATGTATCTGCATTATTTGGCATTGTACTGTGTAAAGTTTTTCCATCATACATCAATACATCACCAGGTTGAGACAAAAATTGAACTCCTTCATTTCTGATTCGGTCATCAAATATTTCCTGAAATTCTTCAATATCTTTATAATGATTCGTTTCTAAATGGCTTCCTGGTATAAATGCTGTTGCGCCGTTCTCCAATGTAAACGGGTCTAATGGTATGATTATCTGCACCCCCAATATTTCTTTTGACATAGCATATTCGTCAAAACGATAAGGACTATCAACATGTGCCCGAATTTTTGCACTACCGGGACGAGTAGTGATACAATCTACACAATGAATATCCCAATCATCTGATTGAAATAATGCACTTATATATGTATGTAATTGTCGTACTACAGGACTCCACATTTCAACAGGAGGAGCAGTTGTCCACCAACAGTCATACTCTCTACCTTTTCGATGTTTATTGTAGTATTTACCATTTACAGCGTTCCCACGATGTGAATTATTTGGGTTCATTGCCCACATTTTGAATTGATGTATTACCATTTCAGGTATAACACCACGAATTATTGTATATCCATCGTCCATAACATATCCTTAAATAATGATAAGTAGTATTATATGATAAATACAGTAATAAGTCAAGGAAAATTTTTATGCCAAGATTAAGTTTATGGAACCCTCGTAAGGGAAATGATTACAAATTCGCTGATAAGACAGTCAAAGCGCACTTTGACCATGGCGGAACGTCATTATTGATACATAAGTATCTAGGGTCTCAGGACGAAACTGACCCTAATTATGACCCTGCCCAACCTGCAATACAAGATTTATTGTTTATGGAAAATCGTGACCGAAAGTATGATACTGAAATTTATGATTTAAGAGGAGTTTATACTGTATCTGACCAAGATTTTGAATTATCACAATTCGGTATGTTCTTAGGAAACGACCAACAAGTATTCACTCTACATCTAAATGAAATGGTTAATCAACTAGGTCGTAAAATAATGACTGGTGATGTAATTGAGTTACCGCATATGAGAGAAGATATGTTACTCGAAGAAGATAGTGATGCTGTAAATCAATATTGGGTAGTACAAGAAGCAACTAAAGGTGCTGAAGGGTTTGATGCAGGTTGGTGGCCACATATCTGGCGTGTACGTTGTAAGCAATTACAAGACACACAAGAGTACTCAGATATTCTTGGTACAGGTGAAGAAGCCGATGACTTAAAAAATATTCTGTCTACATACAACAAAGAACTTCAAATTACTGATGCTGTTGTAAAAGAGGCACAAGAAAACGTTCCAGGAAAGTATTGGGATTACAGAACAAATAATATGGTTTACGCAACACAAGGAGAGCATCCTGATGATGTAGATTATGCTACAGTGGCCAGCGGAACAAAGTTCCCAGATAGTCCTACTGATAATTCTTATTTCCTACGTTCTGATTATACACCGAACAGATTGTTTCAATATAGAGACAACAAATGGTATAAAGTCGAAGACAGCGATGGTGAATGGGAAGTTGGGCATCACCTACATCATAACTTTATTAATAATGACGGTAAAGTAGTACTTGATGATGGAACAGAAATAGTATCAAAAGTAAACTTATCTAAAGCGGTAAGACCGAAGGTGGATTAATATGAGCCAAGACCATTTCTATGATGAACAAATAAGAAGATATATATTACAGTTTGTAAGAATGTTTAGTGGCTTTTCTGTTAAAACAGGAAAGAAAATGAATGACAACATTACTGACTACTATATCAAAGTGCCAGCAAGATACGGTGATGTGTCTCGTATGGCGGCGACAATTCTAAAGGGTAACTCAGAAAACATTGTTAACTCTGCACCGTTTATTGCGTGTTGGGTTCAAGGCCTGATACCTGATAGACAACGACTACAAGAACCATTTTTCAATGACGCAGTAAGTGTCAACGAAAGAAGTTATGACCCGGTTACGAAACAATACACAAATGATACTGGACAAAAATACAGTGTAAAAAGATTGATGCCAGTGCCGTATCTATTGAACATGCAAGTTGATGTCTGGACTTCTAACACAGACCAAAAACTTCAACTACTTGAACAGATGTTAGTCTTATTTAACCCAGCATTAGAAATACAACACAATGATAACCCTGTAGATTGGACGACCATTACAGTAGTAGAAATGACTGATATACAGTGGACAAGTAGGGGGATTCCTGCAGGAATAGAAGACCAAATAGACATTGCAACACTAACATTCCAAATACCGATTTGGATTAACCCACCGGCGCAAGTAACAAGGCAGAATGTAATTAGAAATATTATACACAATATATACAATTACACAGATTTAGATACACTAGACTATGACCCCGATGCATTTGAATTCTTTAGAGACTTAGAAAGACAATCAAGTGTTATCGTAACACCTGGGAACTATGCATTAAAAGTAAGTGAAGATGTAAGTGGTAACGTTACATTGCAACCATTAGCAAATGGGAACTTTGAGGACGGGATAACTTGGGAAACTGTATTAGAAAACTATGGAGTACTAGATGATGGCGTGTCCAGATTAAGACTTAAATACCATGGCGAGATTGAAGATTTGAATGCAGACGTTATCGGCACAATCTCATCAACAAACAATCCAGAGTTATTAACATTTAATGTAGATAGTGCTACACTACCAACATCTACTATAAATGCAGTAGATAGAATTATTGATGCCGAAACAGCAAAGCCTGGGTTCAATGGTATACCTAATGTTTCTACAGGACAACGATATCTATCACTAACCGACGCTACGAGTAGTAGTCATTTCGGTATTGATATATCTAAAAATGATATAATTGAATATAATGGTAGCGCATGGGTTATAAGTTTCGATGCAAGTGAATTTTCGCTACGTGCATACGTCACAAATACTTATACTATGCAACAATTTAAATTTGAAAAGGGCGAGTGGACTGATACATTCCAGGGTATATACGAAAGTGGGTACTGGAGATTAGAGTTAGTCACAACAACACCATAAGGCAGATAGATGATAAGAGCGGCAGGGGCGTGTATCATAGCAAAAGATACAAAACGTTTATTACTACAACAAAGAACTAAAGAAGGGTCACAACCAAGAAATTGGGGTTTCTTCGGTGGCAAGGTCGAAGATAAAGAAAATATAGCACAAGCATTACTAAGAGAGATTGAAGAAGAATTAGAAATTGACAGAGTAAATGATATTGAAAGAATATACCCATTGGACCAATATCATTCACGTGATAAAAAATTTAGTTATTATTCGTTTGTTATTATCGTAAATGAAGAATTCATACCAAAACTCAATCACGAATCGGGTGGGTATGCGTGGGTAGATAGGCATCACGTTCCTAAACCACTTCACCCAGGAACACGTAGAACTTTATTCAAAAAGAACAAACTCAAAATTGTCAAGGACATTATAGTATCACTATAACTTTCTTCTAATAAGTGTAAATACTAGTGTTAGGAGATAAGATGAACGAGATTGTAGATTTCAAAAAACAACGATTTATACGTGACTGTAAAGAGTTTCTAAAAAGTGGAAACATTACAGACAACTTACGTACCTCCGTTGTATCTGCAACTCCGGGCCATGTTGAATATCTAAAAAAGAACTTAAACGAAGACACAAAACGATTAGTTGATATTGTTATTGACAAGATTAGAGAAAAGTCCAGAAAGAACTTAACAACTAGCAGAACACGAATTAACTTCCTAGCATCAAGTGTACTTGAAAATCTATGTACTGAGGACACCAAATTTGCTATTCCTGAGGTTATTAAAAGATACCGTGAGAGCATCAACCCAGTTAAGGCATTGTACTACGATTTGCAAGAAATAATGTTCCTATACGAAGATAGGCCTAAAAATAAACATCACAAATTTCTAATAGAAAAGTTTAAAAACAAACAAGAATTTGAAACTATAT